AGAAAGAGAGGATACTGGTAGTGATGATTCTGTAATTGCTAATTTTCCTGATGAATTAGAATATCTAGTTGTTTTATATGCATCAATAAAAATAGTAGAAAGACAACTTATTGAAGAAGAAGATATTGAGTTATACGCTCCAATTATAACAATATTAAAACAAGATTATATGCAAGGACTTCAAAGTTCAGGCTTAGTTCAAGCACAACAACCACAAGGAGCTAAATAATGACAGCAAAAAATATTATAGAGCAAATTGAAAAACTATTTGGAAGACAACAAGAGCAATATATGTTTCAGTTGATTAATGATGCATTGGATGACATTGCATCACATAAAAGAAATTATTCAGAATCAAAAACAACAGATTTAGTAGGCTATGATAGATGGTATACTCTTCATGATAATGTGATAGATATAGAAAGAGTTGAAATAAAGGATACAAATGACAGATATGTAATGATACCAAAACTTGCAGACCCTCATAAACTATTAAGAGGAGATACAGATTTTAAATCAGTAGCTTCTACAACTTGGTCAGATACTGATGCAGGAGACGATTCATTAACCTAGGAGAATTATGGCAATAAATAAAAGAACATATCCAAACGATTATTTTGCATGGTACAATGATGACCAAAGATTAGCTATAATAACTGAAGATACTACAGCAACATCTGGAGAAAGAACTCAAGAGAAATATGATACATATCAAGGTGATGATATAAGCAATGGTATAAGAATTACATATAAATCAAAATACCTTACAATTGATGCACAAACAGATGATTTGTTTACTGATGCAAAATTAGATTCAGGATTACATCCAGCAGTTGTATGTTATATTAAAGGGAGAATGTTTGAAGATGCAGGAGACCTGCAAAGAGCTCAATATTTTAGAGCAATGTATGATAAGATGGTAAAGCAATACCCATTAAGAAAAAGTGGTGTAAGAGCTTTAGCAGTACCAAGATTATAAGATAAGGGGATATAATGGATTTGAAAAAAATGCTCGAAGATTATAAGAATCAACAAGAGCAAGTAAAAGAAATCTTTATAAAGCTTCAAGGTAAGATTGAAATGTGTGAAGAGCTTATTAAGGATAATAAAGACAATAAAAAATAGTTTTTTGAAATAGAGGTAAATATGCCGAATAAAGATAAAGGTGTAGTTAGGAGAGCGATAGTAACTCCTGATAAGCACTTTCCACTTGCAGATATTCCTGCAATTAAATGTTTAAAGAAAACAATCGAAATAGTTAAACCTGATATATATGTAGACCTTGGTGATGTTGGTGAATGGTCTGGATTCTCACATTGGAAATGGAAAAGGAAAAAGTCTCCACCATTAGAGTTTTTAATTGAAGACTTTGATAGAGATGTTAAAGATGTGAATAAAGGGATGGATATGATTGATGAGTCTTTAGATAAAGTAAATTGTAAAGAAAGATATATTACAGAAGGCAATCATGATGATTGGTGTAATATGGCAGTTGAAAGATATCCTTATATTCCTCAGTATAAGTTTGCAAATGCTGTTAAACTTAAAGAAAGAGGATATAAATATTACAAATTTGGGAAAAAGTTAAAGATTGGAAAGTTATACTTTTACCATGGACATCAATACGGTGGACAATATCATACAGCAAATCATATAAGGAAACTTGGTTGCAATGTAATGTATGGACATTGGCATGATTTACAGCAAATGAGTGCAACTCATATGGATGGCCCAAAATCAGCTTGGAGTATTGGATGTCTCAAGGATATGAGTAATGAAAAAAATGCTTGGCTTGGAAACAGACCAATCAATTGGGCTCATGCATTTGCAATTGTGGATTTTTATAAAGGTGGATTATTCACAGTGCATACAATACAAATAATAAAAGGACGAACCTCTCTTTGGGGTGAGTTAATTGAAGGCAAATAAGGAGAAAGATGGCAAACTTAACAGTAACACATACAGAAAGTATTACATTAAATGGTCAGGATTTTGGCAATACAAATGTATTTTCAATATCAGGAATCAATAATATATATAAAAGAATAGTAACATGTCCAGCAAATGTAGATACTACTATATTAAGAACTGGAGTGACAGTAGATGTTACAGATTCTTCTATGGATGTTCAAAATGTTAAATATATAAGAGTAACTAATCTTGACGGAAGTAATTCAGTAAATCTTAATCTGCAAATAGATGTAACTGAAAGTGGAAGTGGAGCTAGTGCAGTAAATGAAACAGCAACAATACTTCTTGCAGCAGGAGAAAGCTTTGTCATGGGAACATCTCATGATTCTGTAGCTGCTTATGATGCAGACGGGAGTGCTCAAACTACTTTACATGATTTAGAAAGTATACTAATTGACCCAAGTGCTAACGAAGTAAAACTAGAAGTAATAGCAGCATCTACATAAAATGAATATAGGCGACTGGTTATTAAACAATAATAAAATCACGCAAAAACAGCGTGAGAAAGCTGAACTTGAGCATGAAGTATCAGGTAATAAATTTGGCAAATGCTGTTTAGATTTAGGCTTTATAACTAGGACAGAATTAAATCAGGCTATTAAGGCAGTCCAAAAAAATCAAAAAGGAGGAAGTAGACCAATGCCGACAGAAATAGGAGAAGGAAGTAAATTTACAATGGATTTAAAATTCGTAGCTACGCTTGGTGCTATTGTTATATCAGCTTGTGCTACTTATTTTACCATGGATGCTTCTATATCAGAACTTAAGTCAAATAATAGTCCTAATAGGCTAGAATATAATTATGTTGTAAAAGAAATAGAAGGTATTAAATCTATGGGAGATTTAAAGATAATCTCATATAAACTAGATGAATACGATGAAATGTTTAAAGAGATAAAAGATTTAGTAAAACAATTACAACCATTAGCGTCTGACTTAGATTATATTAAAGGTGAAATTAATAAACTTAAAAATAAGAAGATTGATATCCCTGATGTTGATTTAAGTGGCTTAGAAGATGCAATAGATAATATAAGTAAAAATGTTGATTCTATGAAAGGTAGTTTAGAATTATTTGAAGAGAGATTAGTTAAAGTAGAGAAAAGAGGTGGAGGAAGGTTTTAATGTTTGGAAGACTTAAAAACTATATTATATATGTGGCTGCGTCTTGCAGTCTTCTCTTCTCTGATTTTTTTAGTAATGCGACTATTTATGGAGCTGCTAATGTATCTACACCATATTTAAATGGTAATAATAATTTTGAAGATGATTATAAATACAATCTAGGTATTCGTAAAATAGCATTGTATGATTATCAAACAAGAGATAAGTTTTATAAAGGAAATGAACAGTCTTTAAGTGATAAAGCTATCATTGGGGCTGTAAATGGCGTAGAATACCTGTTTTCTGCAAGTTTTGTTAGAAATAGGGGGTATGAGTACCTAGACCAAGAATATTGGCTTAAATGGTCAAATAACGCATTTATTACAAAATTCAAGTATATTAATAAAGAAAGTCGTGATTTACAATTTGCTGATTATGATGCAAGATTTAGATTAAATTTAGACAAGGTGAATATATCATTAGGAGGTTCTATTAAAGGACATCCAGTATATGGACATCCTGCTATATGGGATTATGATGGTGCTTGGTTTGAGTTAGCTTGGGATTATGGATATGAAGATTTTGAAGTTCCATTAAATGATTTAAATGAAAATGGAATTATTGATGATTATTATCTTTGGATTGAAACAGACCCTGTTACAGAAGAAGGATATTGGGTTCATTTTTATGAAGGTATTAATTATTTCTGGGAAGACCCAGAGGGTAATTATGTCGCAGGTAGTGATGAAGAATTTTATCAATACCATTACCCACATCTCGTTGAAATGTATAATCGAGACAATAAAACTAAAGAGTGGCAAGCTGAAGCCTCTGTAGTAGTAGGCTTAGATATTTTACTTGGGAATGACAATTATCATTCTCATATATGGGTTAATGCATTTCCATACTCTGTTGGTTTGACAGATAAGTCTTATAATGGAGATGACATACAATATGACGTTGGCATGCTGGTTGG